TTTTACTTTGTTATCCTTTTCGATTTTTAGCTTCATAATAATATATAGAAAAAATTGGTTTTTAGTTTAAAGTTTGTATATTCGCCCCTCATTTCTTATTAGTTTCCATTTTTGTTAGGGGGTTATCACTATGATGCCCCCTTTCTATTGCACAAAATACTTTCCGAAATTACTATCTATTTCATAATACATTCGCATAGCTAAAGCATCTGAGTAATCTGGAGATCTTCCTAGCATAGCTTTTACATTATCTTTTGGAATCATCTGTAGCTTATTATCTTTATCTGCATCTTTAGTTCTTACCTGCTCAAGTTCTTCTATGATATAATTCTTTACATTAACATCTGAGCAGCTTATACCTACTTGTGCTTTGTTTATCATATCTGCTAACTTGTAGTAACATTGTGTTTTTATGTTTTGATAATTCTCGTTCTTTAAAGCTCTCGCATTATTTACAAAAGATTGACATCTTAAGTAATCAGTAACACCTCCACCCACTCCATCACTATCTACAATTATATTTCTTAAAGGTACAGCATTTTCTTGTTGTAACTTCTTAACTTCCTCCACAACATCATTTACAGCACTTTTAAGCAATGTTTTGATATACATAACCTGTAACCCTTTCCATAGCATTATAACTGTTCTATCGCTTCCAAAACGAGCTACATCGCAAGATATGTATTTATCGCCATCTATTCCTTTTTGTGTAAAGAGATTTAATATAGCATCGTAATCTATTAAGCTATCGTTTGTAGCATCGTATTCCCAGTTACCAAATAGTAACCTTTGTTTGCTCAGTTCATCAAGTTCAAATAATTGCTTTTCATAATGTTGTGATATGTATGTATTATCACCTACTAAGCTTTGTATGAACTTCCTATAAGGTTTTATTGTCTTATCCTTAGCTGGTCTGTAGTACTCAGTATAAGTCCAGTTCTTAGCAGGATTACATGTCATAAGCATTTTAGGGATTAAGTTGTTTTCATCTAGCTTGTACCTCAATCTACTAGCTACTACATTCTTTGCTTTTTCTGTTATCTGATTTGCTTCATCTATAAATGCAGCTGTTATTTCTAGTGAACCTAAGCTATCGAAATTTCTATCTGATGGATATAAGAACAAATCCTTAAGAATTATCTCTGCACCATTAATAAACTTTATAATATTACTTGAAGCATTGAAAGTGTAGTGTTTGTTAGCTTTTAAATTATAAGAGCTACAAACCTCAAAGAAAGTATTAAGAGTAGTTTTCTTTAAAGCATCTAATTTACTTCTGCCCATTAAGTATCTAGTATGGGGATATTTCATACACAACAATACTAACCATGCACACCCCACCCAACTCTTACCACCTCCTGCAGCACCTCCAAATAAAACCTCCTTTGTTGTTTTATCAAATAGATATTCTATTGCTATTTGTTGTGTTGCAGTAAATGTTGGTTTAGTGATCAACTCCCTTTATGTTTACGCTTACATTAAATGGATTCTCTCCTGAGTTTACATCCAGCTCCTGTCTTTCAATATAACCTCGCTTTTTACCTTTTGTTTTTAGATAAAAGATTGTAGCTGAGGTGTTTCCATCTCTCATCTGAGAATGGAGCTGAGATTCAGCGAAATCTAAAGCTATATTTTCTATCTCTTTTACTGCTTTTGCAAACTCTTCATCTTCTTTTAACCACTTGTAGTATGTGCTTCTAGGTGTATCGCTTTGCTTACAAGCAACTGTTACAACTCCTAAACTCTTTTCCAACGCTTGTAGCATTGATTCCTTTTTTATGTGTCTACTTTTGTCCATTATACTCCTTTTCTTGGTGATCTTAATTTAACAAAGTTCTTATTGTTTTGTAGTATTACTATTCTTTTCCCCCACTTTTTTAATAAAACATTATAAGCATCCATCTCTACTTCTTTAGTTCTATATGATACACATCCTCCTTCATTCGTTAAGTGAACAACATCTATTCCAAACTTTGAGCATCTTAATACTCCACCATACTTTGCAATATGTTGCATACTATAATCATAATCTTCTTTTACTTTTAACCTTTCATCAAATCTTATATCATTTTTTATAATACCAATAATGTTTGCACCTATTACGCTTTGTGTTGTAAAAGGCCTAAACTCATCATAAAACTTATAATCAGCAGTTAAAGCTAACCCCCATGTTTTGAATCCCCATCCATCACATAAGTGAAATTGATTATCTAATATATTATGTATTCTATCTTTATCTACAAACCTTTCCTTTTTACCATCTTGATAAGCATGAAAACTTAAAGCATCATCATCTACTTGTATATGCCATTCATCATTTACATTATTTAATATCCAGTTTCTAGTAGCTGTTATTCCTTTCACCTTATCATCAACACCTAAAACATTCTTATGATGTTTCTTATAATCTTCAACCTCTGCATTAGGACATACTATAACAGATTCATGAAACAACTCACTTGTAGTAACCCTACCTGCTCTTCCTTTGCTGGGAATGTAAACTTTAAACTTCATCTTTTAAGTTTTTCAATTAATTCTGTACCTTTTCGTACTCTTCCTACTCCCTTTCTTTCCATCTTCTTATTTAATTTATATACAGTCTTGATATCAAAAATCTCTTTTACTACCTGCCAATCAAGTTGATTATCAAATGTAAAAACTAAATAGTTATGCTCCTCTAATATTTCGGATGTTATTTCTATCTCAGGTTGTTCACCATTTATAACTTCTAACCTCTCATCTAAAACAGGTAAATCAACACCCCACTCTTTAAGCTTTCCTGATTCCCATTCATTCGCTACTAAATCCCAATCCCACTCTCCAAAATTAACATTATCTTTTACCACAAACTCTTCTTTTTGTTCATCGCTTAACCCTTCTGCAACTTCTATCCATACCTCTTTTAAGCCAGCATCCTTACTAGCTTTCCATCTCATATTTCCACCTAGTATCATCATGTTTTCATCCACTACTATAGGTCTGAGCTTTAACATCTCAGGAAAATCTTTTATAGATTGTACTAACTTTTTATATTTATCATTTTTTATTATTCTGGGATTGTTTGGATTCCCTTGTATCTTGTATTGTTTAATTTGTTGTTTCATACTATATATATAGAATTTATTGTTATTTATTTAAAAGGCTCGTTTATACCTCTTTCACCTATTAACTTTTCTTTTGCTCCTTTCCATAACTTATCACCTCTTTTACTTAATGATGGTTCGGTACGCCTTAAATTAGGAATACCATCTGTCGGTTCAGAATCCATGTATAATCCACATTCACACAGGCCTTCTTTTGCAACCCACTTTCCATCTCTAAGAACGATTGTAGCTTTCGGTAAATCTCGTTCTTTACCACATACACATTTATATAGTGCCATCATGCAGTTTATCTAATTCAAAATGTAAGTGGTTGATTGCTTTTCTTATATCTTCAACTCCTCCGTCATTATGTTTGTTTTTACTTCTTAGTAAATAAGTAACAGCTGTACCTACATTGTAACTTAAATCAAAGTTTGTAACTACATCTTTCGCCATATATCCATTCTTGCCTTTATAGTAAGTTGGTATTTCATCTAAGTCTATTGGTGTCATTATCAAAGTTTTTTATATTGTTTTTTAATTTATTGTTTTCGTATTTACGCCTTTTACTTTCTACTATTGTTAAGCATATTGTTAATGCTATTGCAAAAATTACTATTCCTATAAATACAACATTCATAGCTTATCTATCAATTTAAGTAATTGCTGAGGAGTATATATTCTTGAATCACCATCATAATTTTCATACACGCTTGTAAAATTATCATCTTCATAAGTCCATAAGGATCTAACATTATATTTAATATGATGTCTTAGTATCGATTTTATTCCTTTGTAAGTTCTTTTAGTATCCATTGTATTTTTCATATAGTTTTTTTATTCCATCATAACAAGTTGATATACACGAACCACAATTCGTTGTAGCACTGTAATTTGTATTGTGTATGGTGTTATATAATTCAATCATTGTCTTTTTAGCATTTACATCTTTTGCTCTTCCACTCTTAAGATCAGGCCATAAATTATTTATTTCATTTATTAAATCTTCATGTAAATCATCTGGTGCTTGTATTTCTGTTGTTTTTTGCCAGTAACCCTGTGGGCAACTCATAGGCGAGAGCCTTGCTTTAATTTTCATGAAACAGCCACACCTCTTGCAGTTTCCTGTCAGCTTAAAATAATAAACACATCCTTTACAGATTTTAATTCTATCATTATAAATATTATCCTTAACTAGGAATTTCATATCCTTTTTGTTTTATATTTAATAGGCATCGGCTGTTCAAACCCAAACTGCATAACAAATGAATTCTTTTTATCAGGATTGTAAATCTTAACTTTCTTCTTAACTTTCTTCACCTAGTTCTTTTTTTAATATTGCTCTTACTTTATCAATTGTACTAAACAAACTATTTCTACTTATCTTTGTTTTCTCAGCGAGTGAGTCGAGTGTATTGCCTTCGTAATAGTAAAGTTCAAAAATCTTTTTATCATACCAGTTAAAATTATCTAAAGCATTATCAATTTTATCTAGCTTTTTCCATTGATTGTTTACTTCTTGATTCGGAATATTCTGTAAACTTTTATTAATAGAATAATCAAAGTGCTTACAATCATCACCAGTAGTACAGCTATTAGTGTAAATATAGCTGTCAATATGTGAATAATATTTTTTGTATTTATAATAATAATTTGATCTTGTTGTAGTTAATGCTCTTCGTAGTGCTACATTTCCATACTTTAAAATACCTACCTCTCCATCTTTCTCCCATATTTTTTTTAAAGTGTCAGGATTCATGCTGAGAAAATAGAGCATTAATTCCTGCACAGCTTCATTTATTTCATTCTCATCCTTAGTCCATGATGTGCATACTAGCTTAAATTTTTCTGTTAATCTTGATATTTCTATATATATATCAGTCATTTTCAGGCTCTAGCTTTTCAATTTTTTCAACCAACTCTGCTAACATCTCAGCTAATAAAACTCTATAAGCTCTTACTTTATTAGTGTTTCCCTTTGTTTCTGCCCCTGCAAAAAATCCATTTGTCATTACAGATAGATTAATAGGTATTATCATTAACCAGTCCCAGTAGTTATTCTCCTTTAATCCTTTTCCGTAATTGTTGTGATATTCCAAGACTATTTGTAAAACCTCCAGATAATTATTATATCTTGATTTTGTAGTTATGTCTTTACAAAATTCTTTACAAGTGTTTAAATATAAATTAATAAGTGTTTTATGCTCTTCACTAGTATATATTGGATTTAGCATACGCCAAATTTAATATAAATGTTTACTTAATTCCTTTTTCTTTTTTTTAGGAATAATTTTTGTTTCTTCATTTGGATTAACTACTGTTGTTGATGTTACCTTACCATTGCCATCATCACCACCATTGCCACCTGAAGAACTTCCTGAAGAATCATTCAA